TTGAAGGCCGACGTGAAAGGGCTCACGCCCATAATGGCACCCACGTCCGTGCCGCTGATTCCCTTTGCTCTAAGGTCGTGCCATTCCTGATCTGCCGGAGTAAAATCCCCCAGGTGGACGGCCGTTCGTATTTTGTCTAACTTCATCATTTGGTATTCCCCTTTGCTTATGACTAGAGTATCCACCATGACGGACATTTTCAGCAAATCTTACGTGCGATTCCTACGCTTGGTCCATGCGACCGAGCCGGAATGCCAGCAATTTCCTACTGTTTTTTTCCCGGAGGAGTTCAACGACCCGAAGGCTTTTCAAGTGGCAAAGTCTTACTGCCGCCGGTGTCCAATCCAGATTGAGTGTGCGATGTATGCCATCAACAACAACGAGCTCCACGGAATCTGGGGAGGGCTTACTCCCGGTGACCGGCTCCGTGCCCGTAAACGACTAAACCTGGTTAAGAAAAAAACGACCCGGAAATAAATCCGAGCCGTCTTTTCCACCAAGTAATGAAAGGGCACCGCAGTGCTTTTTTAGCTTACTCTGTTTTTGATTTCGTTTGTATAACGATGGATGTCAAAATTGACAGCACCGTTGCTCCGAGTGTCACGCCGAGCCAACTGGTCCAGTCCACCTCGAAAATGTTTACAACGGATCCGCCAAAAACTGCGAGGCCTGTTTGTGCGAATGTTTTTATTGCTCGCTCTAGTGCGTAATCAATCCAGAACTCTTTGCTGGTTAGTTTCATGGTTCTCTCTTTCCTCTATCGTCCATGGTAGCACCTGCCACATAAGCCGTCAGGATTATGCTGATGAGGGACGTGCCTGAAACGATGAGCGTGTTGCTCACTTGTGTGTCCCACAGAAATGTGAGGGCCCCGAATAAAATCATGGCCACGGCCAATCGGTAACCGCCAAATATCAACTGCCGCCTAAAACGCCAGCCGTCTTTTGAGTCTTGGTTTGGGTGGCCCAAAAAGAACACGGCCTGTTTGCCGTCTGCCAAAAACTTTTTCAGTCCCGATTTGATTTGTTCCATAAGGTCCAGAACCTTCCGAATCTTTGACCGAGGTTTATTTCCTTCGTCCGCCGTTTTTCCTGCCGCCGTAGCCCATTGCTTTTTCCTTTGGTTTGCTTTGCTATTTTTTGGTCGATGAACTTTTCAATGTCGAATGTCTTCGCCCACCGTGGATCTGATTTCTTTGCGATTGTTATGTGGAGGTGTGAGCCCCGGCTGGCCCCGGAGTTTCCTACTCTGCCTACTGGCTGACCTTGTGCGACTTTGTCACCGACTTTTAGCTGGCTCATGCACGTTGACCCGTCTTCATGTCCCGTGCCGTTGCAGTTGATTGTGTTGTGCTTGTTGCAGTAAAGGTGTGCGTGGCCGACGTAGAGCCCGTGTTGTTTGGTTTTGATTTCGCAAACCCAGCCGAGCACCTGCGAATAAAATATTTTGGTCACTCGGCCTGCCGTGATTGCTGGGATCAGCTTCTTGGCTCCGGGTGCGTAGTCGGTTCCACGGTGAGGGGACTTCCTCGGTGGTTCGAAGTCGTTGAACCTATCCGTGATTGTTGATTTGGGGAAGGGATGCTGCCATGTCATGTCTTTATTCTAATTCACGCCAGCTTTGGATTTTCGATTCTCAAAACGTGACCGGCAATCAAAAGCTCACAAACGGAGCATGCTGGGTTGTCACAGAATTGTAATGAGTCCGGCAATCAAAGCACCCCCACCAGCGGTAAGCCCGGCGTATGCCACCTTTTCAATCCATTGCTGTTTGGCTTGCTGGATTTCTATGGCTCGCACTCGCTCTGGAATCTTTTCCATGCTGGCTAATCTCTCGCTCAGTTCAATCAGAAGTTTCTCGTTTTCTAATTGCTTGGCGTAGAGCATGTTGATTGTAACTCTGCCCGTTGGTTCGTCTGACATTAGTCAGCCTCTACTGCTGCCCAGCTAACCGAATCTTCATCCCATCGATATAAAACGCCATCAGGATTCTCTGTAGTTTTTGCATCTTCTGGAAGGGCAACTGGAGCAACCCATCCCGATGTTTCAGAATCCCAAACCCAAGAGGGGTAGTATGGTAATGAGCGAAAAACATCCTCATTTTCAAAATATTGATCTCCAATCCCTGCGAATTTTCCTCTGAAATTAGAGTTGAAACTTGTCTGAATCCAAGTGCCAATTAGTCCAATCTCATTAAGATATTCCTGACCCCTGTGTTCATGTTCATCGGACACCCTTACGACTTGAGTTACGATTCCATTTTCTACTTTTGCGAAATGTGCCATTTTATTCACTCCAAACTAATCTAAGAAACCCAGAGCCACCATTTCCTGAATCAGCTACGAGGTCTGCATTGTTTTGATTTGACGCCCCTCCACCGCCACCGCCAGTGTTTTGCTCTCCGTTTTGTGCATCAATTGGAGGGTTAAGTCCAGAAACACCTCCGTCACCACCACCAGAGTTACCCCTTCGGATTGTGGTGGCATCATTGGGAAATCCTGCACCACCACCACCAGAAAAGCCATTAAGACCAAGTCCACCAAAGCCTCCAAAATCTTCACCAGGGTCTTCCCCATGAATTCCAGATGAGCCTTGAGAACCCTTACCAACCCTCGTATTTGACCCAACAAGAGACTGGCCAACCCCTCCACCGCCGGTTTCGTTGTTCTGGCTGTCAGCCCCAACGCCGCCGCCGCAACCTCCAGCATTAGCGTTTGCGGTGTCGCTACCAAAGCCACCGCCACCGCCGCCTTCTGCTATGACTAAAGACCCAAATGAGGTATCTCCGCCATTGCTACCATTTGAGCCATTACCGCCACCAGAGCCACCTGCTCCGATGGTGATTGTGTAAGTCACTCCTGGGGTAACGGAAACAAATCTTTCGAGCAAGCCACCGCCACCCCCGCCACCCCCGCCAGTGTTTTGAAAGGAAGTGTTATGACCTCCACCGCCGCCGCCGCCAGCAACTGCGAAAACTTCGACAGCCTCGACTCCGGTGGGTGCTGTCCAGCTTCCAGATGAGGTAAATTCTTCAGTCTTTTGTGTCTTTCCACCACCGCCACCAGCAGCTGGGAATGTTGAAATTGCCATTAGCTGATCTCACTTCCGAAGGCTTGAAATGTTGCTGCTGAGGATGTAGCCAGCTGGACTTGGATTTTGTCAGCTGCCGCCAGGGTGAGCCCCAGAGTAAATGCCTGAATTGTATTTGCTCCCAGCTCTGCCTGGTAGACCAATGCGTTCCCCGTCCCTGCGGTATCGCCGGATGGGACCACGAATATAGAAATGTTGCTGGCCGTTCCGTCCACGTTTGTAGCTGTGATTGTGGAAACAACCGCCGAGGTGGATCCGGGCACGGTGTATAAGTCATTCACCGATGTGTCGCCTGGGTTTGCCTGCCCAAGCACTTTATAAGTCGTTGCCATTTGTTTATGCTCCCATCAGAAGAAACGGACTAATTTGCACCGAGAGCTCTACGTCCCCGGCGGTTCCACCACCGTTTAGGTAATCCCCGGCCGTGATTGCTGTAATGTCACCAGGGTTTGTTGTATCGATGTTTTCCCAACCTGACCCGGTGTACTTGAAGATGTTGTTTGAATCTTTAAGGTATGCCAACATTCCTTCAGCAAGCACTCCGCTCAGTGCATCGTCCCTTGCGGTGGAATCATCAAAAACCATTACGGTTTGCCGCATGAGGAACGTGTCGACTTGGTCAGCCGTCAAAACCTGACCGGCTGTAAAATCAAGAAAAGGCATTCTCTACCATCCCAAACTGTTTGATGTGTCTAGCTTACCAAACACTGCATCGTCCAAAACAAAAAGGGCACCCGCAACGCTCGCTAGATTCAATCTTATCTTTTGTTCGCTCTGGTTTTGCTGTTGAGTAATTCCAATGATTTTTCCAAACTGCTCAATCTCTGGCGGCACATTATTGGGAGTGAACTGTAACTGAATCACATCGCCAAGCTCTGCATTTAAGAGTGCTGCTCTTTGACTTGAGTTAATGGTTTCTAAATCAACCAGAACTTCCTCAAATCGATATTCTGGTTCGCCAAATCTACTCACCAAAAATGTCGCCAAAGTATCTAGTTGCTCTTGTGAATTGAGCAGCGTGTTTCTGACTAAGTCACGCTCACCGTACTCCCCGATTGACTCCGTGTTGTCTGCCGTGGCCGTGCCGACGGAGCTGGTAACCTCCACGCTGTTATGTAACAACTCGGATCCGTATACGACTCGTATGTCTTCGTATTGTGTATTGCTTCCTCGGTCCGATAAAACAATGCCACCAGTTTGAAATGAAACATTACGGCTTACAAATTTGACTGATCCGTTTTTGGAAATGAACAAGTCGCCCGGTTCACTACGAGCCACCAGGCCTAAATAATCAAGTAGATTTGTGTCTATTGCCACGTCTTCATTGACAACCACCGCACCGCCCAGGTCGACCTCTCTTTTAGCTGAAGGCCATTCAATGGCATCGAGCACTCTTGTGATTCTTTCCCCACTGAATTCGGTGTCGGTAGTTAGTACTTCTTGGGTGATGATGTTGTTCAAAAAGCTAAACCCATCAAAAGCTTGGGCAATCGCAAAAGAGTTACCTTGGGGATTGTATTCAATGTTCCAATCTTCAATTGTTCCTTCGAACTGCACGACATCGTCGACCGTGATTTTGATTTGTCGTTTTGGAACGATTTGTCCGAAGTATGGACTTGCCTCAAATGTTGGATCAAAGGCCCGGTCGTTGTTAACCCATTGCACTGTTGCCTGCCCTGCGTTGAATTTATCCAGGTCCCTCGATTTGCCACGCCTGATTGAGAAGCTTTGAAAGTTGTCACTAACATCCACCAGGACTTCAGCACCGCCCAACACAAATGTTGCCGAGTTCAGCTTTCCTTTGACCGGGTCATCCAGGGTCAGGAATGGTGCGGAGTTTCCGGCTTCCGTGAATCCTATTTCAACCTTTACCGTCATGCTTCAGCGAATACCCTTCCTGATACAGACTCATATCTTTTTATTGCATCAACCACTGCACGGCCTGTTGCCACCGGATCAGTTCCGACTCCGGTGTTCACGGTTATGTTGACATTCGTTGCCTTGGTACCGCCTTTACTAAATTTGTCTAACGGTATGACGGCTTCCGGGCCCGACTCACCAATCAATGCCCTGGTAGGCCTGGTCACGATTCCGCCGGTTCCCAGTGCGACTTCGATTCCTAGTTCATCGCCAATTCTTTTGACGGTATCGAGCAAATCTTGAGATGTTATTCCTGGCGTTGGTTGTTCGATTTCAAAGCCTTCAGCCAGTGCCTTTTCAATTGCGATATCGCCACTGGTTACTCTCCGCCTTCCGGTTTCTCTATTTATGAGGCTTGTCTGGCCACCAAGAATGTCAAATACGGCCTGGGTACTCCCAGCTAAATCTTGAAGGGCTGGCCCGTACTCGCTATTCAGAATCTCTGTAACTCCCCTGACGTCGAAAGTTTGACCGTCCGGTGTTCGTTGGGGAACTGGGTCAGTTGGCCTTGTGCTTGATTCGAGCAAGTTTCCGAACTCGTCGAATTGTGCCGTGACGTTTGCTCCATCACGCATAAACTCAAAAAGGCCGCCGTCTTGACGTATCAGCTGGTC